TTAGAGACACCAGTGGTCTTGATAGATTTAAAAATGGATTTATCGTTGACAACTTTGCGAGTCTTGCCACTAGTGACACTTTACATCCAGACTATAGAGTTTCTGTTGATTTTGAAGCAGGTGAACTACGTCCAAGTCACTACACCACTCAGGTTCCTCTTGTTTTTGGAACATCCTCTACAAATATCAAACAAACTGGTAGTCTTGTAACTCTACCATTTACAGATGAACTGTTACTTCAGCAAGATTATGCTTCTGGTGTAGAGAACGTCAACCCATTTAACGTCTTTACTTTTATTGGTGATGTTACACTCTTCCCAGAATCCGACAACTGGGTAGATACAAAATCACTTTCTCCAATCAAAGGACCAACCTTAGAGGGTAACTTCCTCACAACTGTTCGTGACTTCAATGCCGATCAGAATGGTTTTGCACCAATTCAATGGAATTCTTGGCAAACAACTTGGACAGGAACTTCTACATCTACCTCTGAAAATAGAGATAGGCAAGGTAAGAGAAGAATCAGAGTTAGAACCACAAGAACTACTACAACAACTACAAGGCAAACCAGAACTGGTATCCGCTTTAGAGTAACTCCTATTATTGAACAACAGTCTTTAGGTAATAGAGTTGTTTCTGTAGAGCACATCAACTTTATGCGTTCTAGAAACATTGAGTTTGACGTTAAGAAACTCAAACCTAGAACTAAGTTCTTTGCTTTCTTTGACGGAATTGCTGTATCAACTGCAAATATTACTCCAAAAATTATTGGACTTGTAAAAGATCCTTCAGTTGATTCTAAGACTAACAGCACTCCTTTCCAAATTGGTGAGACTGTTTATGTTAAGGATGCCAACGGCAACTTTAGATTCAAAGCAAAAGCAGTTGCTCCAAATGAAGGTAATACAATTAACCCTCTTGACGGGGCGAGCATTACTGCTCTTAGTGATTACACTTCCAACTTAGGATTTATCAATATTGATACTAAGGCGCTTGCAGATCAAGCAAAAGGAACTTACTATGGTTCTCCAAAACTTAATGACTATCTTGTCGGAGAGACTTCTGGTGCCATTGCAAAAGTAAATGATAAATCTTTGATTACTGACGGTGCTGGAAAACTTAGAGGAAGTTTCTTCATTGCTGATCCAAATGTATCTGGTAATCAGAAATTTAAGACTGGAACGAGACTCTTTAGACTCACTGACCAGAATGATGATAGCAGAACTCCTGGATTGTCTGATTCCAATGCAGAATCAGAATTCACTTCTTCAGGTATTCTCCAAACTCAGCAAGAAACTATCATTTCTGTAAGAAATGCAAGAGTTACTTCTGAAGAAATGAGACAAGAAAGAACTCTTGTTAACACCTCTTCAAGTACACAAACAAGATTCATTGACCCACTTGCACAGACTTTCCTTGTAGATGAGTCTGGATTAGAGGGTGGTGTATATCTCAGTAAGGTAGATTTATTCTTCCAAAGCAAAGACTCTGAGATTCCAGTATCTCTTGATATTAGAACTGTTGTAAATGGAACACCAACACAAGTTATCGTTCCATTGTCTAAAGTTGTCAAAGAACCAGAAGAGGTATTCATTTCTGAAGACGCATCTACTCCAACCACGTTTACATTTGAATCTCCAGTTTACATTCCATACAGACAGGAATTTGCGTTAGTTCTAACTTCAGACTCTAACAACTATAAGACATTCATTTCTATCTTGGGTAAGGACGCTATTGATGCTACTCACTCTGGTGAGAAGATCTCTGAACAACCATACATCGGTGTTCTGTTCAAGTCTCAGAACGCATCTACTTGGACTCCTTCTCAGTTTGAGGATCTGATGTTCAAGATCTACAGATGTAAGTTTACTCTTCCAAGTACATCTGCAAACTCCAAACTTGTCCTTAACAATGCACAGTTGGGAGAAGGTAATGGTGGATTCCTTCGCTTGTTACCAAACTCTTTCTCACTTACCTCTGGAAGTGATGAGATTAGAGTATTCCATTCTAATCATGGTATGCAATCCAACCTCAACTATGTCAAGGTTGATGGTGTAATTTCTGAAATTGCAGACACAGCAATTAACATGGGTGGTGGATTTGGAACTACCGCATCTCAAATTACTGTTGATGATGCCAGTGATCTTCACACTACCATTGGTGGATCTGCTGTTAGTGCATCTAATCCAGGATTTATCAGAATTCTTGGTGCAGAAGAAGATGGAAGTGGTGATGAAGTTGTTGCATACGAGGCAATTAACGGAAATGTAATTAACGTTGTTGGTCATGGAGCAGGAACCGTAACTGGTAGAAGTTGGACAAACGGTTCTGGAACTGGCACAGGTAAAGCTCACCTTGACAATGCTGTCGTTGAGTGTTTTAACCTTGCAGGTATTCCATTACCTCTGATTAACACAACTCATAGCAGCACTACAGGTGGAATTATTAGTATCAACAGTCCACATTCCTATAACTTAAGAATCACTGGAAAACAAGCTAGTTCTTCTCTTAGTGCAGGTGGTCCAAACATTACGGTCTCTCAAAATATTCCTTGGGATGTACTTACTCCACAGATTCAGAATCAACAGCAACCAGAAACTTCTTTAGTTGCTCGCGTGCTCGCTACTAGCGCAACTTCCTGTGGACCTTTCCCATCTGGAGTATCTGCTGAAACTTCTTTTGTCAAGGATACTACTTACGCTGATGTAACTCTTGGAGAAATCAATTACTTCACTGCAACTAAGATGATTGCATCTGAGTTAAATGAGATCAATAGAATGAACAGTGAAAAATCATTTACCATGGAGATCGATTTCCTCTCTGAAAGAGATAATCTTTCCCCTGTAGTTGATCTTGAAAAGTGCTCTATCGTTACTACTGGAAACGTTTACAATAATATTGAACCATCAAAAACTATTGGTGGAGAATGCGTAGCAAATTACATCACTAGACTTGCTAGACTTGATAAAGGTGCTACTGGTCTTAAAGTAATGCTTGCTGGAAACATCTTCACTCAATCTAACATTAGAGTGATGTATAAAATGGTTCCTGTTGGATTTGGTGGTAATGTTGATGATCTCGACTTTGAATTCTTTAATACAAATGGAAAACCTGATAGTGGTGACATCATCGCACAGAATAATCCAGAAGAGTTTGAAGATTTTGAATTTACAGTTGACGATCTTGGAAACTTTGATGCATTCCAAATCAAAATTTCTTTAGTCGGTTACAATCAACCATACATACCTAGGGTCAAAGATTTAAGAATTATTGCTTTAGCATGATAAATGAAGACTACGTTGAATTGATACCTGTCGAGGGACATTCTAACCTCGGCAGGGATAAAAATTCTAATGCAATCGTGAATATGGATCAGACTGGATACGAAGCATATATCCAGGCAAGAGAAGAGGCAAGACGCAAAGATCGTACCTTAAACGATCTGCGAGATGAGATAGACGAACTCAAGGGTCTTGTAAAAAGTCTCCTTGAAGATCGATAAATACCAATGAGCTAAATAATAGAAGGAATTCTTTAGAGCATGGCTTCTGCTGTATCCAATTTATTGATCTACCAAGGTGCAGACTTCATTACCGATTTTACAATCGAGAATGATAATGGCACTATGTTTGATCTGACTGGATATACAGTTGCATGTTTAATTAAAAAACATTATACAAGTGGCACATCTACAACGGTGACTGCTGCTGTATTGAATCCAGCAACCGCAGGTCAAATACAATTATCTCTGGGGAATACTCAAACTGCTGCTCTTAAAGCGGGCAGATATGTTTATGACGTTGTTATTACTTCCACTACAGGTCAAAAGACTAGAGTATTGGAAGGCACTGTAAGCGTTCTAGAGGGGGTAACACTTTAAATGGCAAGACTCAGATTTGGAGATCAATCAGTTCCAAAGGTCACCCGTGTCGCTGCTGGTGGTGGTGGAGGTAGTGTTGGCGGTCTCTCTGACGTTGACCTTACAGACACTTCGCAAGGCGGTTTGCAGGAAGGCTCTGTCCTTGTCTACGACAATGCAAATAGTAAGTTTGTTGCAACTAACGTATTAAATAACATCACAATCAACGGGGGTTCATTCTGATGGCATCATCCATCCTTATTAAAAGAAGTACAGGCACGACAGCGCCAGGTACTATTACATACGGCGAATTAGCTGTAACTCAAAGCGGTACTGGTACTCAGGCGAACCAGGGTGACCGTCTATTTGTCGGTGACAATAATGGTGCTGCCCAGGTTGTTGGTGGTAGATACTTTACAGATCTGTTGGACCATGTTCATGGTACCTTGACAGCTAGTTCTGCTGTGCTTGTCGATAGCAACAGCAAAATCGACAATTGGAATGTCGATGACATCAATTTGAATGCAAACGTCATCACAACTTCCACTTCAGACACCGATCTTATTTTCCGAGCTAACGGAACAGGTAAGCTTGTAATTGAAGATGGGCAAGAACTTGAGTTTGGTACGACTGGAGATGTAGAACTTGTATATACCGATTCAGATGGCACATTAGATATCAAGCGTGTAGCAGGCACCCCCGACTTGCGTATCGCTGATGATATGCGTATCTATTTTGGTAATAACAAGGATGGCGGAATTCGCTATGATGAAACAACTCTAGATAAAGTAAGAGTTGACGGAGCAGATTGGGAATACGATAATGGAGTCGCACTTAAGTTATCTGACGTTACAGCTTCCACCAACTCCACCACAGGTGCTTTCACCGTTGCTGGTGGTATCGGTGTTGCAGGTCAAACTTCCACAGGATCTCTTCTTGTTGAAGGAGACGCTACCATTGGTGATGCAAATTCAGATACACTGACTGTTAATTCAACAACTACGTTTGCTAACGGAGTAACTTTTAACGGTCAAACTACAATCACAGGTAATACATCTCAGACTGGTGAGATTACTATCGACTCGCTGAAGCTTGATGGTAATGTAATCTCAACCACTTCTGGTACTGAGATGATCCTTGATCCTGATCCTGCAGGTGGCGATGCCTCTGGTTTGGTTATTATCAAGGGTGATCTGCAGATTGATGGTACTACGACAACTGTTAACTCGGCAAATATGTCAGTTAACGATCCTACCATCGAGTTAGGAGATCCAACAACAGTCCTCAATGTTGAAGCTGTTGCTGCAGCAGGACAAGCAGATGTCGTAGTTGACAAACTGGATGGTCTTCAAGCAGGTGACGCTGTTGCTGCCGTTTCTGGCATCATCGGTGCTGGTGTTACTATCAGTTCAATTAATAGTGGCACTAAGACTCTTACTTTAAGTGCCAATC